CTACGCACACGTGCTGCATCTGCCGCGCGTGGGAAATGTGATAGCCAATTAGTGCAGTTAAACTGATATTGCGCGGCGCGTCAATGATACACCACATTGGCGTGCACTTGCGCAAATCGGTTACTGTTGGTGGCGAATTTCTGTTTCGGAATAATCGCAGGTTTCGTTTCAAGCCAAGCCCGCGTGCATGTAATTATGTTACGCCCGAGTATCGCATTCGGTTTACGTCTGACGATTCTCCCCGTGACACATATAACTTGTATTTTGGCCCATCTTTTGGTAATTCAAGCGTTGTATATACCACTGATAATTTGGGTCTTGGACTTGGCATTGAACGTCTGACTTGTGTGCGGCAACCTGAGCTGCACGGGTCTGATGAGCAGCTTTGGGAGAGTCATGCAAAATTTTGCAGCTCACCATGGGCTCAGGCTGTTGCATTATTTTGGCGGCAGAAATACATTGATTATTCTCATATTGACTATTATGAGGATTTATTACGCCAGCACGCTTTGGACCGCCGTCATGTTAAGTTTAAACTACGTCGCGCTGCTCTTATGCAGATGTATGAGACGCATGGTTTGTTTGCTGATTGGGGTCCTGGTTTCAACAGTGCTAAAATGAAACCTGGTGAGGATGCAAAAGTTAAGAAGAAACCACGCACCATCGTTGATTTACAGACGATTGCTTCTTTAGTTGCCGGGTTTATACTCGACGACCTTAAGAATGCAATCGATTGTGATCAGTTTTACGACGTGTGTGGATTGCGAGTTTGCATCCGTTTTTACAAATCCCCCTCTTATGACAATATGTCGCAGGCTTTTCGGCGGTTGTCGACTTCTGACGTCGACGGCTTGTGTTGCGATTATTTTTTCGCAATCTTTTCTGATGATATGTGTGTGCGTGGCCCTGATGATTTCATGGCTAACATCGATATCTCTCAGTGTGATTCTTCACACGGAGATGAGCTCTTTGGATTACTCCGATCAACTATTGATGTTGGTTGGTATGACCATGCTGTTGATGGTGTTTTTGCTCAGTGTAAGAGACCATTGACCGTCTGGGACACATCGCACACACAGAAAGTTACTTTAACGCCCTTACATCACACCTTATTCTCTGGGTCCACCTTGACCACTGCTATTAACACTTTGGCATCTACATTGATTTGTGTTGCCATTGTTGCTTGGTGCCGGAACACACCTTCACGATTGGGTGTGATCCTTGGTGCCCGCCAGGCAGGTTATGTTGTCACAGTTGACCTGTGCCCAACTTACCACCATTTGCAGTTTCTTAAGCATTCTCCGTGTGTGGATGAGTGCGGTGTTTTGGTTCCCATTTTGAATTTGGGTGTGTTATTGCGTGCCATTGGCCGCTGTAAGGGTCGTCAGTTGCCGAAAGGTTTTACTTATTCCAATTTTAATAGTGCTCTCGTGCGTGGTTTCGTCCATGCTGGCGATCATGCTTTTACATTGTATTTGCGTGCTCGTTATTGCGATGATGTTCCCGCGTACATCGAGCGTTATTTTCAAATGGATGCACATGGGGGATTTGTTCACACCGCCGAGATGTGCGTTCGATATGGTCTTCATCCAAGTGAGTTTGATACCATGATTGAACTGCACGCTTCGGCTGGGTGTGGTGATGTGGTTTGGTCAGCCGCCTCAGATGCCATTTTCCAGAAGGATTATGGGTATTAGAGAATATGACCCCTCCCACCTAGGTGATATGGTGGCGCCGTCATTGGCGGACTTGGTATGTGCACGC